TGTCTGGCTACATCAATTAATGTTCTGTTTGCGGCTGTTAGTATTCCTCCTCGTGGTATATCAAATGCTCCGCTTAATCCAGGTCCGACGTCAATTCCCCATCTTTGCGGATCGGAGCTACCATTTTTCTGTATGCCTCTCAAAATTAATGGGTGTTTTATATACGAATTTGGTGTTGCATCATCTCTCAAATTAAATTTGTTGTACATATCATCAATTGGAGAATTAAGTGTATATGTATTTGCTAGACCTGAATTTTTATGTTGTATGCCATAGTTTCTAGAATACGGAGCTTTATTAGAAAATCCTGTTCTTGCTATATCAAATTCATGGACTTGGCCTTCTGGGCCGATCGGGAATCTAGTTCCGGCGCCTAATTGTGCACCTCTACTTGATGTACCAGTATCTATTAAAAATGAATTTCCTGCAAATCTTTGAACGGGAGATACTAAAGCGATTCCTTGAAACTCATATCCACCTGTTGATACATAAGGTATATTATCCTCCCCTTTGAACTTGGTAGCCTCACGATTGGCAGGTGTTTTATAAGGACCGGGATTTTTTCCATACCATGATAAATCAGATCTAAGTTCTGTTAATGCCATTTCTTATCCTCTCCTAAATGTATCTGCTAGCCTAGTCATTGAACCAACTTTCTCTCCGTCCATATTAATTTCCATATTCTGGATTGCCATTATTACTTGGTCTAATTTATCTAGGAGTTGTTGGTCTGTCTTCTGGCTAGAGCCACCTCCTCCGCCAAATAGGCCACCCATAGCATCTGCCGCCATTCCCATTGGTGACATAGACATCATTCCGCTAAGGCCTTCACTTAACCAATTTCCGGTTTTTCCGGCTGGGGTGACTTCCGCTCCGCCTGGCAATGTTACTAGTTCGGGGCCGGCTTCACCTACCAATGTCAATCCACCTTTAGAAGTTCCACCTTTAGCCATGGCCTCTACAACCGCCTGGGGCTCTTCGTCACTACTAAACCAATTCATTGGATTCAGATTACCTAACATGTCCACAGCTTTTTCAATTGGTTGAATGAAATATCTATCTATTTGGCCTCCGATGAAAGCAATTATATCTCCAATGCCGTCGAATACCATAGCAATCAATTCAATAACAGGTAATAATACAGCACGTAATATAGTTCCTACTACTCGGAGAGGTGTGGCTAAATAATGTCCTATGAATTCGCCTATCTTTTCAAACGCGCCCATTATTCCTCCGCCGCCTCCTCCTAGGAGTGATCCTATCTCATCGAATATGTCCAGCATTGGCTGTGCTGCTGACATTATTGAGCTAAAGATTCCCTTGAAGACGGCAAAAACTGCTTTGAATGGGATCATCAGCACGCTATTAATCAGGTGGCCTAGTTTCATAATGGGAGCTAATATATTCATTACTGTACTTAACATATCCATTAATGGCTGTAATGCTAACATTGCTTGTTCTTTTAATTGGGCCATCACTTTTGCCATTTTTGCTGTCGCGTCTTGGCTGGCTAACTTTTTCTTCAAATCCTCTGCAGTCAAATTGCTTAGTTCGGCTGCTGATAAATTTAATCCTTGGGCTCTGGCTAGTTCCTCCTCTGTCATGTCGCCTCTCATTGATTGAATTGTCAATGCCTTCTGTAGTTCTTCAACGTCCATGCCGGTTGCCTCAGCTAACTTCCTACGTTCTAGAACATCCATTTTATTGAAATCATGTATATCGCCAATTTGACCCATAACCGCCTTTGTTGCTCCTAATATATCCCCCTCTAATGCTAATTGCCTGGCCTTGTCAAAATTCATTTGCTTGCCGGTCATTGCTTGTAATTCAAATTGAGCTGATATAGACTTTTCAAAGTCCAATAACCCATCTGATATTTTGGACATGGTGGCTAAACTGACGCCTATTTTCTGTGCTTCAACTGCTGCTTTAGCTAACGCCTTTGGGTTTCCGGCAAAATATTTAGCAACTGTCCCAGCGTTCTTAGCTATATCCGCTTGCACCTTACCCATATCAACGCCGGCTTTCACTGACATTAAATTCGTTTCCATCTGTAAATCGGCTACCTCTTGTTGTGATGCTCCCATCTTCATCATTGCAGCTGCACTCTCTCCTGCCACTTTGGCACCATATCCCATTGCTTTACCTACATCGGCGACTTGCGCAGCATTCTCTGCATTCATAGCAATCGTAGTTCCTAACGCATCATTTACAGCATTTTGTGCTGTTATAACGTCTTGTGTATTAGCTAGTATAGTCTTTCCTTGTCCTACCTGTTCTTTGGCTGCTATTACTTGTTCTTTTGCGGCTGCTAACGAGACTCCTTGTGCCTCCGCTTGCTCCCGGATTGCTTTATTCTGTGTAAATATTAGTCCTATTACTAGTAATATCGCAGCTGCTATAAGAACATATGGATTCATCATTGCAACTGCATTAAATGCTGCTTGGCCGGCTTTCAATGCTGCCATTGGCCCTTGGCCGGCCAATAGTGATTTAACTACTGCTCCCATTGCAGCGCCAGCAGCCTGTTTTAAGGTATCAAATGCGGCATCAAACCCTAACATGTTAGATAATGCAGCTCCTCCTGGGAATGATGCAAAAAATTCGTCGGTGGATGATTTTGCCGAGTCCATGGCGTCAGTAATTATGGGGCCATATTTTTGAGCATGCTTAGACATACTTAATTGGGCATCTACAGCTTGGTCACGTAACTCAAGTTCTTTAAGTAAATGTGTAGATTGGTCATCTGATAAAATTCCTAGAGAATGCTGTTCTTTTACTTGTGCTTTGGCTGCTATAATTAACTTTTTTGAAGCATCAGCATCTTCTTTTTTATAATCGAGTATCTTCTCAGATTGTTTATTTAATTCTTTGCCAATGTCGAAAATTGCATGCTCAGTTTCTAATATTTTGTTTTCAACTTTTGCTTTTGCATCTGCCTTTAAGGTAAGGGCGGCCATTGCTTCGGCTTGACTTTTAAGTGATGCTTCGGATTTTATCCTGCCATTTAATATACGTTGTTCTAGAGCTATCTGCTCGTTCTCAGATAATGTGATATCATCCATCAAGCCTTTAATACTTTGAAGTAATTTTTCTTGTGATTGGTACTTACCAGTATTGTCTGCCATCTTCTAACCTATTAGTTATATATACTTTTACGTTTGCCGTCTTTGCATAATGGAGATTGCGGTCTTTTCTTGCAATAGTTTTTACTATCTCTCTCTAGTTCTTTTCTTAATTGTTGGATTGATGCCAATTTAGCTTGAAGATCTGGATCGTCCATCATGCCCTTGATCATCTTCTTCAAAACTCTATCTACCTTAGGTTTGTAAATTTTAGCTAGGATTTTTGTCAAAATCCCTTCATTAAGATTTACTTGTTCTAAGACTTGCTTTTCGATTTTGTTTAATTCATTTGCCATACGGATCTCCATCTTTTATATAAATATCCGGAGACATGAGATCTTAGGTGATCTAGAATTTGATTTTTATTTTCTTCTAGATTTTGCCTGCTTCATTGATTTCTCATGGGCCTTCTTCTCTTTATCACGAAAATCAATTATGCTACGTAAATAGAAAATACGTAGCCATACGGGCATCTGATATACGTCCGCCCAGTTAAATCCTCCGTTGCCATGATAAATCAAGTCAAAAATCTGTGCATGCAGCGTGCGCCTGTAATCAGACGCTAGGCCAAAAAAAGTTAGTCGTTATGGGAAGTGTAATTTCGAACGGTTCGCCAGTCTCTTGATCAATTACACTTGTTTTGAGATCAATGTCCGGACTTATGTTCTTCATATATTCTCTCAATGCTCTAGAATCGATTGCCAATAATTCGTTCTTTACAAAGCTTCTAATTTTTCCTCTATCCTCATCTCCATCTAGAGAAGTTAGAGCATGAATTAATCTAGTTGTAAGTTCTTTTGAACCATATCCATCTTTAATTTTTTTGACGGCCTTTAGTTCGGCATCGACAGCATTGTTATCTCTATGATTTAATACTTTAAATGTCACTGTTCTTTTTGATGCCGGTAATTTAAATTCAAAGTTGTTTATGCCTTTAGTATATAAAGATTCATCTAACTCACGATCTTTAAATTTAGTAAGGTCGATAGTCTCTTCCTGTTGTTCTCCGGATGGCGTGGTTACCTTAACATTATAGTCTTTACCATATCCTAAAACTCGGGCCGCGATCATGACCGCATTCTTGTCGCCAACTAATAACTCATTGTAACTGACTGGCTTCCCTTCCCCGTTACCGACAATTAATGATCGGAATAATTTATCTAATACAACCCCTTGTTTTATATAAGATTGTGTAGTTAAAATATCTTCTTCCTTAGCCGTCATATATTTCATCTCAACCTTGCCGGATGATAATGCACTTTCTTCCGGATATAGTAATCCTTTTGATGGCAACTCAACCATTTCTGTCGGGAATTTCGTTCCGGATTCGGTAGTAGTATCTGATTCTGCAACATATTGTGCTGTTGCTATATCTTTTAATTGTTTATCGGACATCGCCGGCGCTTTGCCAGGGTAATCATCGTTAACTTGTTTTGCCATAGTTGTTCTCCTAATAACTTATTATTTTATATAAATATGCCTTAAGTGTAAAAAATCCTACCGTAAGGTAGGATTCTTTAATGCTTTTGAAATATTTATTTAGAATTGTAAAATTGCATAATCATACTTCAATGTTAATTCAATTTGTAATGGGTCTTCTGTTGCCCAATCTAAATCTCCAAACGTTGCTGATGATATAAATGCTCCCTTCAATGTCCACTCTTCAACTTTATCACCTACAGGTCCTAAAGTATTGAAAGTTAAGTCCTTCTTGTAAAAATCAGAATATCCATCTCTACCTGTTACAGACTCGTGATGTAATCTTACCCATTCCATTACTGCCTGTGCTCCTGAAGGAACAACTGGATCATATAATGTTACGGTAACATCTTGCCATCTAGACTTTCCCTTTAGCTTTCGTTCGACGTTAATATGATCTAATATAACTTCGCCTTGGTCAATTGAAGGTCTTGATGCCGCCTTAATAAGGTATGAAGGGATTCCTTCAATATACATGATGAACCTATTGGCCATCTTCGGTTCATACGCCGTATAAAATATTTCGGTTGGGTCAAGTAATTCTGCCATCTTTTATTCCTCTTTAATATAAATATGCACTATCCTAAATTTTACTCAGGAAAAGCGGCTCCTGTTGGTAAAATATTGAAATCAATTACAATGAACTCAGCTGCTTTAGCAGGTTGAAGGAATATTTGTCCTACCATTGTATTTCTATCAATTACATCGGGGGTGTTATTAGTCTCATCCATTACCACTTTAAATCCATACAATCCCTGTCTCTGTTGTACATTTTCAAAATATGGATTAACGATGCTTAAGAATCTGTTTCTAGTTGCTGCTGTATTATTTTCGAATACTAAAAACTTAGTTGTACTAGCAATAAATTTCTTAGCGGCAATTAACAATCTTCTTACGTTTACTCTATCCAATGCAGATGCCTTTTTCTGTAATGTTTTTTGTCCAAACACTGTTACGCCGGAATTCGGAAAAGTTGCAATTGGATTAACATTACTTTCATATAAAGTATCTCTATTAGCATGAGTCAATTTTCTTTCTGTCTGAACTGCTATATCAATTCCGCCTCTGTTTAACCCGGCTGGGGCAAACCATGGAGCAGAAACTCTATCATTAAAGGCATATACACTTGGTATTACTGTTGATGCAGGTACCCATACATTCCTTCCTAGATCTGTATCTGGAATTTTTACCCATGGCCAATACATTGCAGCATAATTAGTCTCTCGCGCTTCTCCTTTTGCGACTGCAGCTGTAATCCCGCCGCTATATAATACTGGATCAATTACGGCAAAACAATCACTTCTGTCTTCACACATTTGTACTAATTCACCAATTGTTGTTCCATGCTTATCATCTACCAATCCTGGACATGAAATTAAATTAATATCATATTCATCTTGATTCTTTAATAATTTAATTGCATCACTATATGCTGTACCACCCTGAGCTGCTGAAGCTGGATTATATCCTTGTACATTTAGTTCTGTAATTGTATCATGGAATTTTTGTGGATGTTGTATATTACCATCAGCGCCGGTACTAAATGAACCAGATCCTACCTCAGGTATAAAGTCTTTCAAACTATCATCTCTTACATTCCCATTTGCATCTAAATAGTTATATGTATTCTTAAGAACTGTTGCTCTTACATATTTTGATCTATTTGCATATGAACCAGATAATTGAAGAAATGGGTCTGCTCCAGCACTATCTCGTAAGGTAAATGACTGGTCACCAATTCTTCTAGCAATATAATCAGATGAATTAGGATCTAATGATAAATTTGTAAATTGTTCTACAATAGACTTTCTTTTAATAGTATCATCGCCTCTTCTAATAATAAGGTTAAATGTACCTTTATTTTCATTTTGAGAAGTTACTTCCCATCTTATATTATTTTCAGATCCAGATGCTAATGTATTATTTGTGCCTTCTACTGCAGTTAAACTATTTTGGTCTGCGCCATCTGATAAAGTAGTTAATGTAACTACTGAAGTTTCCGTACTTGTTGCTGTTCCGCCTCCCATTGTAAATAAATTAGTGCCTGCTGTGGTTCCAAATGAATTTGGAGCAGCCTTCGATGCTGTCGCAAATGTAAAGCCATTTGCTGTTGTTCCTGCTGCCGATCCAGATAACACTAATATGGCGCCGACATTTGTTGCTGTTATGCCCGGTATTGCCTCTGCTGTAATTTCAGATGCTAAATTGCCGGCCATTTCAGTAGGAGTTCCGCCAACTGTAAAGAATCTAACAGATCCGTCAGCTGAATCACCAGTTCCATCAACTGCGGATCTAAATATTCTTGTTGTTGAGCCGGCTACTATTTTAAATGCCTCTTCAGTAGCATTAGTGACTAATGTCAATGACCCAGATGAAACTGTTGTTCCGGTTGTTGCGCCGGCGATTATATCTGAAGTTGCTGGTGCATAATCGCCTGCCATAATTCTAACTACTGTCAATGTATCTGCATACTTAAGATACTCTTGTGCAGAATAGTTAGTTAAATATTTATACGATTGTTCTGAAGCTCCGGAGCCGGAGGTAAATTTTCCTCCAAATATTTGGACAAATTCAGAATAACTCGATACTTTTGTTGGGATTCCAGCCGGACCTTTTTGTGTTGGTCCTATGACAGCTGCCCCAATTGCTTGGACGCCGGCTGGTAAAAACGATTGATCTACTTCGTTCGTAAATACGCCGGGCGATACAATTTTTTCGGCCATGTTAGTGTTCCTCTTTTAATTAATCAATTTCTTATAAATATTAGAACTTATAGCCAAACAATCTATTTTACGGGAATAAACTCACCGTTCGAAAGATCGACTGAGCCGGCTCCATATTTTTCGTTTAAAGTTTGGACTAGCTTTTGTTCTTTTGTCTGTAATCCGATGTAATCTTTTTGCAAATTTGACTTCGCTGCATCTAATGATTCTAACCTTTGGTTGGTTAATAATATTTCTAGTTCGACTTGCCCAAATTCTGAAATTTTTATTGAATTTCCATCTCTTAATTCAGTAATTTGGTCGAGTTCTTCTTGTGTAAATTTAATTGGTTGTGGCATAACTTTTTCCTTTTAATTTCTTTTATATAAATATATCATTTCTTAAAATTCGGCTTGGGTTGTTTGCCCGGCATGGAGTTGTATGGGATATTCCCACCTCCTCCATAGGTTGCTTGTTCTTGCTCAGGAGGGCTATCAGTTACATTAACATCAAACGTCGTCGTTTCATTTCCAAAATTAATCTTTTTAACAGAAAATCTTTTTTGGAAGTTTGATTTTTGTAATTCATATGGCATTAGTAATGATGCTTTACATACCAATGGTATTGTTGCTCTCACCACTCTATCTTCGCCGGTTGCATTAGTCGTATCAAAAGCGACATCTGACATGAACACTGGAAACTTAAATGTTGTTCCGTATGCAAAGCCGTTTGTAGGTATTATCTGTTCGACTAATGAATTCATTTGTTCTGTGTATTCCGTCCATAATAATAATTCATAAGATACATCTATAAATTCTGGCACTGGGGCCAGATAATATTCTTTTTTACGTTTAGGTGAATGTTGGGTTGTAAATCGACTATATCTATTTTCTATGCTATGCTTGTTCTGGAATATATAATCATTGCCGGCAGGGTTATTATTGACGCCTAGGCCTTTCAAAGTGTCTCGCTCTATAATCGACCCTCTTCGTATACTTAAGACTGGCGTCATAATCTTACCTTTACGGTCTCTCATATATCCCTTTGCTTGTACTTGTGCCCATTTCTCTCCATTTGCATACATTACTGGAACATCAATCATTTGTCCGTTCTCTATAACCTGTAATTTAAGTATATCTCTTATATAAGATATAATAGCAAAATCGACGTCCTCTATAGTACACTTAGGGGTTTTTATCGTATCATTATCACGCCTAACTTCATTTGATCGATTAGGAACCTCATCTCGTGAAAATGATGAATTTGTTTTATTTAATTTTTTATCTGCCATTATAAGTTCCTTGGTATATTATTTGGCTTATTAACTCCGGAGCGGACTTCTTGTATATTTAACCTATTTCTTCGAGTAACATGGCCAGTTACTTTAACTGCTATACTATATCCGAACTCATCTCTGTCGCCTTCTACGAATCCTACATCAGTTGATGGGTTCGTTCCTCTCCAATATTGTGATGCGCCTACCGTATCTATTTCGTAAAATTCATTGTCCCATTCTACTATATCACCCTCTTCAATTATAATATTCTTATCTTTTAAATCATCGCGTAAGAAATCAAACGCGCCAATTCTGGTCGAGTCATATCCCGAATCATCGCCTACATATGATTTTTCCTCTTTTGACGCTAAACAACTTATACGCATAGGAGCGTAATATATTTTCTTATCCGATTCATCATACATGTTAGCTTGAGTCTCTTCTAAACTTAATTTGTAAAATGCAACTTCAATATCAATTAAGTTATTGATGAGTTCTCGGTTAACTGATCTAATTAAACTCGCATCTCTTGCTGACCCAAATAATGCCATAATTACCCTATATAAATTTTAAGTGGTATCTTGTTCATTTGCTGTTGCAATGAATCTGCTTCAGCCTGCTTTCGTTCCAATTGTGATTGCCTAGACAATGTATCAAGTACTTCTTTAAGTTCTGTTATAAGGCCTTCTTTTTCGGCTTGTCCGGCCGATATTAGGTCCGCCCCGTTTAGTGTTACCTCCGCATTCGGTATTGGCAATGAGGAATACTTGCCTCTCACATATCCTAACATTTCTTTACATAGTGCTAACATATATCTTCTGATCCATTGTGTTCCTACTGCATTAATAAGTGAATATGTTATATTCTCGTACGGTATATTTGAAAAATCAGATACAGTATTATTGTCTCCCTTTAAAGGGTTGCTCCGCTCTGATTTTATAATATATTCAAAATATACTTTTGTAAAGTTTGTGCCGCTAGGTATAGGAAAGAATTTAATTCTATTATTGTTCATTTCAAATGAATATGCAGATTTTCTTATTTGGTCATTAAATTCGATTGCTTGAAGCCTTAATAAGTCGGCATTCATAGGCATCATCATAAAAGATACTCCGGGTGAATATTGTCCCCACCCAAACCCATCCAACATGTTTTGAGACCCTAAACCTGTCCCAACAAATGGATCGAAATATTTTACAATTGCCGGAGGTGCTTCATGGAAAACTCGTTTCACTTCAATTGAGGTTGTACCCGGTGTTCCGGACTCAAAGGTTACAGACGACGGATCGGTGAGATCATATACTTGTTTTTTGTTGGCCATTGTTATTGAGCCTGTATAATATGTCACATTTCCGCCGGATCCGGCTTCTACTCCATACTCATCTGCCAATTCAATTAGTCCTCCTAAATTTGCCGATACCTTTTTTCCGGATAGATTTGATCCGGTGGCTGATCCATACAGGTTCAACATGTTATCACGTATATTATATGTATTTACTTGAGCACCATATTCAGATACAGCCTCTTCAAAACAAGCATAAAAGTTTATATCTTGTAATTCAATATCAGTTAATGGGTATCCTAATCTTTTAGCACACCAATCAGATGTTTTATCCGAATCGTTTTGGAATGCTGTATCTGAGTCATATAGTCCAAACGGCGTATCGCCTGGGAAGAATGACGATGATCCCGCCCATATTGGAATATTTTTTGCCATAGTAGTTCCTCTTTTATATAAATATCAATGTTGTTATCTTATCCGGCAGATATTTTCATTGTATTACCGTCGTTCCATAATCTTCCTGCTACCCCTGGATCTGATGTTGGTAGATCTGTAAAGTCAATTTGCGATGCATGTACTAATAAACTTCCTGATAGATGAAGCTTATGTGTTGGTGAAGTTGTTCCTATACCAACATCACCAGAGTTTTTAATAATCATCTTATTTGAAATACTAGTACCACTTGTACCTGTGTTTGTTGCAAATATCAAATCACCGTTGTAATTACTCGCTGCATTTGTTCTATCTGCATATATAGTTGCTAGAGTAGCATTCTTATCGCTAAACTGTATACCATGTGCTCTATCGCTGGATGTTGCATTTGCCCACGTTCTTTTTAATTTTAAAAGATTTATGTCATCAGTAGTGTCGTCATCAATATTAACCTCTAATTTAGAGCTAGGAGTAGTTGTACCTATACCTATGCTACCTGATTGGCTGCCTCCGCCGATAGTCATTCTGATGTGTTCGTTTGTAATAAAATTAATATTACCTGAGTTGGTACTTGTAGATCCGGAAGGCCACGCATTGATAATATTAGTATCATTATAACTACCATATAAACCACTTCCTCCTGATGTGACTTGCTCTATTATTGTTTTTGCATCCGAATTTGTCCCTGCGGCAATCGTTATATTTCCACTACCGTAATTATTAACCGCATTATAATCTACGAATAACATAGTTTTTGTTGAACCGGTGTCTTCATTAAATTCAACTTCCAAAGGTGTAACAGGACTAGTTGTTCCTATACCAACGTTGCCTGCAGACGTAATTTTAAGCCTAATATCGCCTGCCACTCCCCCTGTGGTAATACTTACATTATCCCCACCCGCAAAAATTGTTCCTGGAGCAGTGGTGTAATCAATAGCTCCTATTGCAATAACATCTCCGGTTGTTATTGCAGCAAGTTTGAAGACTCCATTTGTGTTAGATCTAGCGGCGTAGTATTGCCCATTGTCTATTAAAATGTCTCCGCTAGCAACGTGCAACTTCTGTTGAGGAGCTGCAGTTCCTATACCAACGTTACCAGTATTTCTAATAGTAAGTGATGATGAAGCTAGATATTCAGCTCTGCAATCACCTGGAACTGAAGAATATCCTATTTGGTAGTGGCCAAGGTTTGAATTTTGGTAGGGGACTCCTGCAAACCATTCTTTGTCGGGTTCATCTCTATCTTTAAAGAAAATACCTTGTCCTCTACTCTCATATCCTAACATCTGTATCTGTGATGCTACAGCGGGTAGAGCCAAAGAACCTGTGGATTGGATATGTAATGTAGTAACGGCTTCATTTCCACCTAACCTTGCAGCAGAGCCGGATACATCTAACATATAGCTTGGAGAAGTTGTTCCAATACCTACCTTTCCTTGTTTAAGGTGTAGCAAAGTACCATTATCTCCATCAGTA